ACCATTTAAAACTTCCATAAGTTAATGTATTATCACCACCATATTGCAATGGTATTTTAGGATATAATCTACCATTTGTTAATGCTCCACCTGCAATTTTTAAACCTGCTTTTGATGTTCCATTTGTGATATGTTCGCTATTTAATAAATAAATATCATACCATCTATTACCAATAAATACCATTCCTTTTGTTGATGCTACAGGTCTAAATTTTAAATCCCAAAATGAATATTGATTAATTCCTCTAAGCTTAACCATATCACTTTCTGTTTTATTTCCTGTTGGTGTTTCTGCTTCACCTGTTAAACCATAGTGAAAACCACCAATAAGTCTATCACCTGTTATTGCATCATTTGCACTTAAATAAAAAGTACCATTTGATTTTGCATAAACATAATAATCTGTTCCACCTGTTTTTACACCTGTATCAAGATTTGTTTCTAAACTTAAAACATAATCACTTGCCAATGTAACTGTGCTTTCACCAACAACAATACTTGTACCTGTAGGTATTTTAATTGATGATGCATTTACTTTTACAAACAATGGAATACTATTGTTTGGTTTTACAAATCCTTGACTAAATACACCACTTGTACCTGCACTTTGACTGTAAGTTTTTAAAACATCAAATCTGTTATTTGCTGTAGAATATTTAATTTGATAAACTGTATCGGTTTTTAAAAAACCTGCTGTTAATGCTACACCATTATAAAATAAATTTTTAGCATCTAATTCTTTTAATTGTAATGTTGTTGCACCTGTGTTTTGTACCGCAGGCATAAATGACAACACCATACCATCAAAAAGAGTTTCAATTTGTTGTGTTGTTGCACTTCTTGTTAGCTTTATTGCATTTACACTTCCTGTGTCATAATATAGACTTGCTTTTGATGCAATATCTATTGATTTAATCATTTGTTGATTGTCCGCTTCCTCTAATCCCATAAATGGTGTAATTACATTTTTATTTTCACTAAAAATTGAATTATACTCACCTGCTACAACTACACCTGCACTTGTATTGTCATTGTCTATTTTTGTATTAAAATCTCTCATCTTTTACAATCCTTTTACACATATTTCTGTTTGTTCGCATTTTTCCTGCTCCTTATAAACCTTTTTCGTTTCTATTATATTTCCTAGTGTATGCGGTACACTATGCGGTAATATATCTTTTATTGTTGTTACTTGTATTTCATAATCCCCCTCTAAATATAATATTTTTGTATGTGCAGGCTTAATAGTATCAAAAATTCTTTTGATTTTCTCTACTTTTAAACCTGTTCCTAACTTATGCGGTATGCTATGCGGTAATATATCAAGTTCATCTTGAAATATTGTAATAACAATTATGTTATTTGTATTTCCAAAATCACTATAAAGTCTATGCGGTACCTTGTTTGGTATTCTTGAATTTTTAAAATAATCAACACCATTTTTTACATTTATGCATATTCCATATAATTGTGCTATTTGTTTGAAGTGCCAAGGTGTATTTCCCCACATAAGATACTGCAATACTTTAATGTCCGCTTGATGCTCTTTTACCGTTGTTTGGTAAAAAATCTCATTTGGTACACTATAATCCTTTTTAAAATTTTCAATAAAAAATGTACTTTCACATATAAATAATCCTTTAAAATAAATATTGTATGTATCAACTAACCATTCAAAACCGCTTGCTATCCATTTAACCAATTTATTAAAATTAGTTCCATTTATTCTTGCTTGTTTTAAAATTCTACCTTTTGGTAGATAATTTAAATATATATTTTCTTGATTATCTCTATTGAAAAATAACATTGTTTAACTTCCAAAATTTGTAATTTTCTGCTGTTTTCCATCCACTTACTAAATCAAAACTTTGTACAGTTTCAGCACCATTTGTTGTTTTATATATAATAGCTTCAAGATTTGATTGTGTTATGTTCTTTTCAAACATATCATCATCAAAGAAGTATTGAATATTCTTTTTAATTTCGTTTCTCAATCCATCACTTGATGGTGATAAATTTTCAATAACTACATCAACATTTTCAATTATTGCATTTGTAATATCTAATGCTGTGCTTGTAAAATTTGCAGGTGCAATAACTAATGTGTTTTTTGTGATTTGTTCTATTTCATAAGCTGTTAATCCATAATCTTGATTTATAGCTACAATTTTTATTTCACCACTTTCAATTGTATTGTCATCTTGATTATTTTTAATCCATAAATATTTTAAACTTTTAATTTTTCTCATATTTATGTATTTTATATTTGGCTTACTAAATGGTGCTTGCGGATTTGATTTAAACTCAATTACTCTTTTTCGATAATCTTCAACTGCTTCATCATCAACACCACCATCAATTTGCAACACACCAAGTTCTGTGTTAATTCCTGTTATTGTTGTTTTAAGTTTTAATACATCATTTAAAACCCTGTTCCCTTTTGCTCCTGCATCATTTGCAATTACATTTGCTATTGCTCTATAACAAACAAGTGTAACATTTTCACCATTTTGTAAACCATCTGCACTAAATTGAATATTTTGATTGTCAATTACTGTAATTGCTTTTGTGTTCCCATTTATTAAAGCATTTGTGTTTGTTAATTGATTTCCAACATTTAATAAAGCTATTCCATCATTTACAACAACTGCACCTGTAAGTGTTACTTTTGATATTGTAACATCACTAATTGTTTTATATGTACTGTTGTCATCTTTTATTTCACTATTTGCAGGCACTAAACTACCATTTGCACCATAAAATACAACAATTCCACTTGCAACCTCTGCGGGATTTGGTGGCAACATTGCACTTGCGCTTAAGTATAAATAATCTTTATCTGCTGTTGCAATAAAAGCATTTTTTTCAATAAATTTTAATTTATCTGCAAACTCTTTTAATCTACTTGCAAAACCTGCACCAATTACACCAATTAATCCCTTATATGCATAACCTGTTAAAAACTCAAAATCAGTTTTTAATTTCTTAAATATATCTTCCAAATGTACTCCTAAATTGCAAATTTTCTATCAACTACTAAATTTTTATTATCATAAGCTTTTATATCTAAAGTTAGTACACCATTTTTAATTGATGCACTTGTTTCAATTCTTTTATATAATCCATCAACAACCAAAGCATCTGCAATTTCTTTTGCTGTTTCATTGATATTGTTTACAGTTTCATTTGTAAGTCTTTTTTGGTCATATTGCCAAATTTCACTCATTTTTATATCTAGCCAATATCCCCTTTGTTTTTTTACTCTTGCATCTGTAAAAAAAGCTTGCAACATAGTTGTTTCACCATTTACCTGTGTTCCAAATGTTCCATCTTCTATTTTTAAATCTAAACCATCATCTAATAATAAATCCATTTTCTAATCCCCAACAAATACATTGCTTGACCCTGTTGCACTATGCCCACAAGTTGCAAGGTCACCCGCATTACAAACTGCAATTCCATTAATAAAAACATTTTTTGACCCTGCTATCATCACAGGTGATGCGTGCGGTGCTACACCGTGCGGTGCTACAGGGTCGTTATTAACACTTGCAATTGCACCATTTACAAAAACTGTACCATCTTGCACAACTCCAACTATTGTGCCACCTGCTGTATCAATTCCGCACCTACAAAAACCGCTCATTTTTTTCCTTTTAGTTTAAGTCTATTCTACCCGCTTTAAGCTTTATACTTTCACTTGCTTCAATATTTATACTTTCATCCGCTTTAACATTTATGCTTTTTGGTGAATAAACATCAATATTGCCACTATTAAAATGAAAATGTATGTAACTTTTATCATCTGTTACATATACATCCCCATCCTCTAACTCAACATCATTTTGTAAAGCCATAACAACATCTTGATTTGCTCCACCTGCTAAATTTATAATTATTGCTTTTTCACCTTTCGGCTTTGAGTATAAACCTTTTGGACTTATAAATCTATTTTGTGTAGTTCCACCAATTGATACTGTTTCAGTTAAAAAGCTTTTTATCATTCTTGTTATTGTTGCTAATCTAATCATTTATAACCTTTTCAAAAACTGCAATGCTTTCTTTCACATCTTCTTTTAGTATATTTATTAAAGATTTGCAATTCATTTGCTCATTAATCCCAAGTTGTGCATCTTTGATATAATACTGTGTATTTACATCAATTTCAACTGTGTTTATTGTTGCCGTGTAAGTATATGATTTTCTCATATCTTTTTTGTATTGTGTTTTTGATATATTTTCACATTCTTGTGTAGTTAAACAATTTTGCAAAACTGTTGTTTTTACAAATTTTCCATCACCATATACACCTTTAATGTAAACATCTTGTGTTTGCTCTGCTAAATAATTGCTTTGTGCAACTGTTAAATATTTATCATATACTTTTGTTGTGTCATTTACAAATTTTCTTTTTAGTATATTTGTACCAAATTCAAGTATTGTTTCGCTTTTGTCTTTTGCCTCAAACTCTATTAATAAATTACCTACTGCATCACTTGTTATTATTTTTCCTGTACTGTTTGCAATTTCTAAAAATGCATCAATGATTTTATCACCAATTAAAATTGTTTTCATATCTTGTTTTGGCATTTCTGCATCACCAATTACTTGTATTCCAAAACTTGATGCAATTTCACTTAATACTGTATTTATTTTTTGACCATTTGAAAACTGCGTTGTTTTGTCTGCATAACAATCTACAATATATTTTGCTTTATTTCTACCTGCATATACAAATTCACTTGTTTTATCATCCAAACTTGCTTCAATGTATTCAATTTCACCTTTAATAACTAATTTATTAAAATCATCATATATTTCAACAATATCATCTTGCTTGTGATTTTGTTTTTCTGCTTTTTCAACAATTGTAAATTGTCTTGCTACACTTCCAATATCTTCAAATGTTTCTATTTCATTAAATTTTTTTTCAATTCCATTAACTAATACTTTCATTTTGATACACCTTTATAAAACCTTTTATATTGTCATTATCTGCAAAATTGTTAATTAATCTTAACTCATCATAGTTGTTTAAATTATCATATAAATCATAAACAATTTTTGCTAATGGCTTGCTTTCTGTAATTTCAATATTTACTAATTTTTGGATTGCTTTTTGATTTGAATATATTTTTATTATTTGTTGTGCATTTACAACTTTTTCATAATCCAAATTTGTGTATTCAAGTCTTTTAATGCAAATATCAACTTCATAATCAAACTCTTGTTGGCTTGAATAATCTTTTGTTAATATCTGCTTCATTTCACTTACTGCTGTTGTTAGATTTAATAGCTTGTTTGCTTTAAATTCTTTTTCTACTTTTTGAAATTCTATTTGTGATAAATATTTTGCATCATCTAAGTTTTTAATAACTACACCTTTTTTTGTTTTTGTTTCAAAAATATCTAAAGGCTTAAAAGTTTTTGTGTTTGTAGTTTTCTTAATTAAATTTGCAAAATCATTTGGCAAAGATATTACTAATTTTAAAGTTTCTGCAATTCTTTTTCCTCTGTTTACTCTTGCCATTACACCATTATAAATATCAAATACAAATGTTTCTGCATCCAATATCATTTGCAAACCATCTTCAACCATTTGCAATGCATCATCAATAAATCTTACACCTGTATCAAATGCACTTACTAATTCATCAATAAATGTTGTTGCTGTTGTTTCAATACTTTCTGCAAATGATAATGCCTCGTTTACTAATTCTATTTCAAAATCATCAATAATATTGTTTAATTGTGCTTCACCATCAACTGACGGTATTTTTTCAATATCTTGTACTGTTGCATCAATTTTAAAGATGGTTTTTGTTATATGTTTATCACTACTTATAACCTCTAACCCATCAATATATACTTTTATTTTTCCATAAAACTTGTCTGTAATTGTGCAATATCTTATATTATATAAAATATCAAATAGCCTGCTTGTTTCTGCTTTATTAAATGTGTATGCTTCAATGCTAAATCTTTTTGCACCTGCTCCAAGGTCAATTGATACATTTTCACCGCCCTCATCAGGCTCTAATGGATTACCACCTTTTTTTGCAGGTTTTTTGCTAGTACATTTTTTGTGTCTTATTGATATTTTACTTTCACCAACTTGTACAATTTGAATATCATCAATTTTTGATACTAATAAACTTAACATTTTTACACTCCATTACTAGCTGTATTTAATTTTACACGACCACCTGTTGATGTTGCATTTTGGTCTGTAACAGTTCCACCATCTGCTTTTATATTTACATCAACTACTGTGTGATTTTTACTTACATTGTCAATTTCAATATTGTTTTGATTATCTGTTTCTTTGTCATCTTTTCCAAAACCAAAAAAGCCTTTTGTATCTTCCCACGCACCACTTACATTTGTTTCAACACTTGTTGCTAAATCTTTTATTTTTTCTTTTGCTGTGTTGTATATTTCAAACTTTGATAAAAATTTATCTAGTAAATCAATTACAAATTGAATTGGTGCTGTTAGTATTTCAAATGCTGTTTTTACAATTTTTATTGCATTTTCAACTAAATTTAGAGATTTTACAAAATTAGTAAATCCATTCCATAGGTTAGAAATTGCATTTGTAATATCATCAATTGATGGTAAAAAGTTTATAAAATCATCCCATAACTTACCAACTGCATTTGTTATGTCATCCCAATAGTATATTAAACTTCCAATTATTGCTATTAATGCAACTATTGCAACCACAACCCAAGTAATTGGATTTGCCCATAATGCTGTATTAAACAACCAAGTTACTGCGGTAACAATTTTTGCAATTGATGCATATATTTTAAATGCAATTAGTATTGGCATAATACTTGCTTGAATTAATAAAAATCCTGCTGTTAATCCAATTGCAACTGCTAGAATTTTAGCCATTGTTATAATCAATCCTCTGTTTTCACCTGCCCAAGTTGCTATTCTATCAATCAACGGTGCAATATATGTAATTATTTCATTTATGTTTGGTAATAAAGCATCACCAATTTTTATTGACAATCTCTCGACACCATTTTGCATTAATCTTATTTTATTTGCTGTTGTATTGCTTACATTTTCAAATTCTCTTTGCATACTTCCAAGTGTTTTTTCATCTAATGCACTATCAAGTGATGCTTTTAATACATCTGTTTGATTTATAAGCTTTTCAAACATTCTTGCACCCTCACCACTACCGAATAAATCTTCAATTGCTTTTGTTCTTGCTATACCATCTAATTTTTTAAATTTATTTGCAATATCAATAAGCCCATATCCGCCTTTTTCTTGTAGAATTTTTAAGCCTGCCTCTGTTCCTCTAATTCCATTTAGAATATTATTTAATGCTGTTGCTCCAACCTCACTACTAACTGACATTTGGTCTGCAAATGAAGATAAACCCGCAATTGTTCCAACATCAAAGTTTAATGTTCCCATTACACCTGCTGTTCTCTTTGTAATATCAATAATATTTTTAGCATCTGCACTTGTACTATCTGCTAAAGCATTTACAATATCACCATATTGTCTTAATTGTGTTATTTCATATCCTAGCATTGCACCAATTTTTCCAAATGCTTCACCTGCAACATCTGCGGGCATTTCAAATGCTGTTGATGCTTTTGCAACTACATCAACATACTCTTTTATTTGGTCAATTGGTACACCTAACTTACCGCCTGCCTCTGCTATTTGCATTAACTCTGTTGCTGTTTTTGGGATAACACTTGTCATATCAATTAAATCTGTTCTTAATTGCTTCAATTGGTCATCTGTTCCATCTATTACTTTTCTTACACCTGCAAATGCACTTTCAATCTCTATTGCTTTTTTAATAGGCATTCCAAGAAGTGCAACATTTGAAGCTAAACTTGCAAATGATAAACCAATATCTACAGGTTTTTTTGAGATTTCATTTATTTTATTGTGTACTTGACCCAACCTGCTCATTGCTTGTTGATGTTTTACCTGTACATTTACAATTGTGCTTTTTGCTTTTTGTTTTAACCCATCAACTTTTTTATTTATATTTTCTACAACATTGCTTATTTTGTCTATAGCTTCAAACCGTATTGAATAATCGAATGCCATATTAACCTTTCTGCTTTGCTCGCTTTTCTTGCTCTTTACTTAGCTTTAAAACCATTTTATGCAATTCAATAAATTCTAATACATCTATTTCGTGCATAAGATAATTATATTGCACACTTCCATTCATAAAGTATGCAATATTAAAAGCTATTTTTTCATACTGTTCATACGGCTTGTAATTTTTGGCAACAAAAAATCTTTGATTACCGCCTCGTAAATAGCATCTAAATCTTCCATATCCATTTCATCAAGTAAATCTTCCGTTAATTTACTTCCATTGATTGATGCAAAAGCTTTTAATGCTCCTGTTATCTCTTGAAATAGATGTGATGATTGTCCTGTCATTTCTAAAGCATCAAATAACTCATCTGTTGTTACAACCTTATCATCCTCTTTTGCTTTTTGTGTATCTTCTTTTGCAGGTCTATTTTTTCCCTGTTCTGTAAATACCTTAAAAATTTCATCTTGTAGTCTTTTAATAACTTGCAACCCTTTTCTACCAACAAAACTTACAATAATTGTTGATTGTTTCTCGTACTCACCTTTATCTTTGCTATATACTTGTAGTGGTTTTTTTAATTCGTATTCCATAAATTTGCCCTTTTAGTTTTATTTTGAGTTGCAGGGCATAAATCCCTGCTTGAATTAAGATTATATCATCTTAATTTTTAAATTCCTTGCCCACCTGTAAATGTAACTTCAATTTCTGCTGAAAAATCAATTTCCACATCTTCCATTATTGACATATTGTTGAATGTTTTAGTAAATCCAGTTCTACTATCAACCATTCTAATTGCATTTTTTCCTGCATTATCTTGCCAATTTTCTAGCATTTCAATATTTTCTGCTGTTGGCTGTATTTTAATTACAACTTGACCCGTTGCCTCTGAATAATCAACATTTTCATATACCAAAACTTTGTCACCAATAGTTGCTGTTTTTACATCAACTTTTGGTACACCTCTTTTGTATTTTGGCTTATCAACAACTGCAATTGTTTGACCATTTACAACAACCGTATTTGCGTTTACTAATTCCATTTTCTAACTCCTACTTAATTAAATTCATAACCGATTGCTACAACACCGTTTAAACCTCTAAACTGTGAAACAATTGGTGTTGGTGCAAATACTGAATAAATACCGCTTGCAACATCTAGTGTTACAATTAAATTCTTTTTAAATGATTTTATTGCCTCTGCTCCACCTTGTGCAAGTGCCATTGCAACCATATCTTCATATAATCCTACAATATAAGCTTTTACACTTACTGTGTTTGTCATTGCAACACCTGATACTAAATCACCACCTGTTGCCCTTGTTTGCCCAAACTCTTTTTTTGTGTTAGAAAATAAATACTCTTGAATAGCCATTGATGTGTCAATTGCATTTAAATATTTAAATGTGTTGTCTTCAATCCCTGTGTTATCATATTTGTACAATGTTACTACTGTTCCTAAAACAACACCAATTGTTGCAGGTACAAATAAACTTAATCCTGCATCATTTAAATCTTGTATTTGTTCAATAATGATTTCATTTTTTGGCTGGTCATAACTCATAGGTGTATTGTGATATGGTAATGATGACTTATTAATTCCACCAAATGCCTCTTGTGCCTCTAAAACAATATCACCTAAAACCGCACCATCTGTTAATCTTAAAGCTCTTTTTGCTCCAAACTCTGCACTTGCTAATAATGGAATTAAATTAAATTTCATTTCATCAAGATTACCAAAACATACCATTGTTTTTGAGTTTTTAGAGTTTGCAAAATCTTTCAATGTTGTGTAATTTCCATTTTTAACAACAATACCAACACCGCCTTTTACTGTGTTAGTCATATTTACTCTACTTTCTAAAAATTCCTCTACTGCATCAAAACTTATTGCACTATCAAAAATTACTGTATGGTATCTTTTTGTTAATGTTGCAAAAATATCATCTGCATCATAAGCACCTGCACCACCTGTAAACTCTTGAACTGTAAATGATACTCCTAAAACTCTTGTGTTGATTTTTGAAATAAGACCATTTGCAACTTCACCTGCTATTTTAAACTCAACCAAAACAAGTGTTGTATCACCTGCATCAACTGTTGCAACAAATGGATAATTTACTTTTGCATTTATTGCATTTGCAATTTTAGTTGCAATTTCACCTGCTGTTTCACCTTTAATAATTGTTGCATTATATTCAAAATCATCATCACCAATTTTAAAGTTTAATGTTTTGTTTTCGCTTGCTGTTCCAGTTATTTTAATTCCACCTTGTGCTTTTGTTGCTCCCGCAGGCTCTAAAAGTGGAATAATATCAATTTCTGTAACCTTATTAAACTTTTTAATTCTATTAAATGCCATTGTTGCCATACTTCCTGCACCACAAAGAGTTACAATCTCTGTTTGTTGTACATCTTCCAAAAGTTCTTTTGCAACTGCTTCACCTGCTGATTGTGCAATAAGTAAAATTTTGTGTTCAACAAAACCTGCTTTGCTTTCACCTGCTTTGATTTGCCAATTTATAATTGGTGCTTGTAAATCGCTCATATCTATCCTTTTTTTAATTTGTTTCTACATCTATAAGTGTAACTTCAAAATGTTTAACTCTATCTTTGATTACATCATTTATTTTCATATCTTCTAAATATGAAAACTCCATATCTACACAATAAAATTTATCTGCATAAAATCTATCTTTTACTTTTTCAAACTTAATCAAACTCGCATTATCTTTTTCTGTGTAAATTACACTATTTGTGATAATCTTATCAATGATGCTACAATCACCTAATGCTTGATTTTGTTTTGTATCAACTTTAAACATTACACCAATTGTATATTTATAAATTTGTGTATTATCTTGACTAATATTATATTTATAGCCTTGTTGCATATTTACTGTGTTATCCCAATAAACAATTATTGTGTTGCTTATTTTTTTATCCAACATTATTTCAATTGCTAATTCTCTTTTTAGTGCTGTTCCAACATTCACTTTGTGCAAAGTCACATTGTGTGTATTTTCATCACTACCAAAAAAACATTGTGCAACTGCAACACCATTTTCAAATTTGTGTAAATCATTTAAACAATTTTTTGTTGCAATTCCATCTACTCCACCACTTAAAACATACTCACCATTTAAACCATCTATTTTTATTAAATTGTTTTGTGTTTTGCAAGTTGTGTTTTGTGTTGATGTATCAAATAAAGTTGTGTATTGTGCAACATTTGCCATTATCTTTTTTGTAATAAAATCAAACATTCTTAAACCTTATATTATCTTTTATGCCTTTTAACACAACCTTATCAATTGCAAATTTTTTATCTAAAATTGTTTTTGTGTAATTTGGTCTTGCATCCATCTTTTGTGTACCATCTTCAAGAAATTTTGCATAATTGATTGTTTCATTACCTGCACCAAATTCAAGTGTTGTATTTTCAACCTCGTGTCTAATTGTTTTTTTTAGATTTCCACTTAGATTGTTTGGACTGTCACCTGCTCTTGATGCAATATGTGTTTTTCCACCAACTATGTACACTCTACCATTTGAAATTTTATCCATATTGCTTTTTGCTTCATCAACTAAAATATCACCTATTTCATTTAATGTTTGTTTTGCAAATGCATCAAAATCAAATTTAAGCATCAAAGCACCTCAATACAGTTTATTGCAAGTAGTTTGTTATTTTCATTAATATTTTCAATTGATAAAACTTCAAACTTTCTTTCATTCCATTCAATTAAATCACTCATTTCAACACCATCAATATATTTTAATATAAAAATATGTGTTGGTACTTTTGCACCGTGAAATGCATAATTTATATAATCTAATGGCTTAACTGTTTTAAGCCTTGCTTTTGCTTCAATAAATGGTGTTTCTTTAACATTTGGCAGATTACATCCCTGTAATGATACTGATTGACTTTTGATTGTTATATCTTTTGTGAAGTCATCTTTATAACATAATGTTTCACAATAAGAAACAACACCTTTTGTGTAAACAGGTTTTGCATCCAACACCTCAAAATTTTCACTTCTTAAAACCAATAAATCATCCAACAATATATTTTCTTTAGTGTGTATTACTTCAATATCAAATGATGTGTATATCTCATTTTTTCTTAAGTAATAAGTTTTTTTGCTTTCTTCAAAATATGCTTTTGTGCTAGTTCCATTTAATATGATTTTCTCACCATACTTTGAAATTAATCTATTATGCATATTCAATTCCAAATACAGGTATTGTTGTTGCTCTCAAAGATTTTAAAAAAATCATTACTTCATCATCAATTTCAACTTTTGCAAAATATTCTGTTGTGTGCTTTGCTATTGTTTCAACTTTGATGTTTTTAAATATATCATCATTGCTTATTTTCATTGCTGTTAATGCAACTGCAAATTTTATATTGTTTGGTATTGTTGTTTCACCGTTTCGTGGAAATTCCAATAATTGCCTGCTTGATGTTTTTGTGCCTTTATATTTTACTGCTCCATCTACTGCATAACTAGATTGCATCAATAACATCTTTTTTACTTCATCATCTGCATCATTCCAATTGTCACTATTAGTTTGTTTTGAAATTATCTTATTTGCATCTTCTAAACTTAAATAACTTGTTGCTATTTCTGCATCCTCTGCTGTAAATGGTATAAATATCATAATCTAAACCTTAATTAAAATGTTTTGCACATTCATCTGCTGTTGCAAATGATTTTTTGTATTTATCTTTAACTGAATACCATTTGTTACCAATCATTTTAATGCCTGTGTAATTAAGTTTTTTTGGCTTTTCAACAATTTTATCATCACCTGTGTTTTGCTCCAACTCATCAACAATATCTTTTAAGTTTTTATACTCTGTTGTTGAATGTGTTGCATCTTCTAATGCTTCAAGTTCTGCAATTGATGCTTTTAATCTTTCATCTTGATTTACTTCAAAAATTGCTTGTGCTGTTGCTAATAATCCTAAAACTGCTTTTGTTTTTGCCATTTTTTACCCTTTTTATTGAAATATAAATACACAGTTAAAAAACTGTGTACTTTTAAATTATAGTGCTATCCATAAAATTGTTATTGGTGATAATTTTACATCAACTGCAAGTTCATATAATCCACCACCTTGTAACTCTGCAAGTGTTAATCCCGATTTACTTGCATAATCTGTACCAAGTACACCAACAAATGTAAATCCTAATGGATGTAAGATAAATAGTTTTTTAGTTCCAAAATCTTCACTTCCTGCACCATTTCCTGCTTTGCTATCCTCATTATACATCAAAGGTTTTTCAATGTTATCTTTTTCAGCATAAGCAAATGCACCCTCATCAATTAATGCAATTTTTCCATCAGGCATTACATCATCAATTACAACTTTTACATATCCATTATAAACCCATCCTGTTGGCTTACCTTGTATTGTAGTTTCAACACCGTTTACAACTTGCATAATTGGTGTTCCAAATGTTTGTGTAAAGCTTGATGGTGCTTTTTTCTTAGCACTTGCAAATGTTTTTGAGTTCATTTGCATAGAGTAAAGCCCTTGCATTCCCATATCACCTTTTAGCAACATTGTATCAATTACAAGATTATCTGTAAATGTTGCTGTACCGTCACCGTTTACAAGTTCCGCAATATCTGTTGCAATTCCTGTAATAGTTGATGCAATAATTTTGTTATATGTTTCAGACCAAAATCTACCCATAAACTCATTTACAACAAGATTTGGTGTTGTTGATTGTAATAAATCTTTTTGGATTGTTCTTACATTCCACCATTGATTTACATAAAATGTTTTTACTTCAACTTCCTCAAAGCCAATACTTAATGGATTTGCAAGTGTTGCACTAGCATCACCCAAATTACCCTCTGCCCAAGGATATTGAACTAATGATGTTGTGATTTTTGATTGCACATTTTGTTCATTGATTGCATTAAGTAAATCTGTTACCTCTTGACCTGTTGTTGTTACAATTCCACTATTTAAAACTGCATTAACTTGTGTTGATTTATTTACACTTGTTGCTTTCCAGTTATTATTTAAAATAACATCTGCGATTGTTGCCATATTAATTTTCCTTTTTTTGTTTAATTTTTTCTACTCTGTGTTAATAATCCAATTAACATAATGTTTTGAAGTCCATCAAATTAACTGTATTATAGCACAAAATTAATTTAAGGGATAAAATCCTGTACTACTTTTCCCCCACCATTCATATTTGATGCACCACTTGATTGAACTTCTATATTAAAAAACATACTTTCATTTGATTTTTTCTCTGCTTCAAACATTGATTTAATTACATCATCAACTGTTGCATCTCGCCCATCAATTCTTAATGTAGTTCCATCACTATTTTTAAACATAATTTTTCCATCTTCAAAACTTGCTTTTTTCTCTACTTCACCAATAATATAACCATATCCATTTTTCTTTGCATTGTATTTTGGTAAAGATATTGCAACTTCATTTGCTAAAGTCATTTTTAGCATTTCTTTTGTTGTGCTTTGTTTCGTTTCATTTAATGTGTTTGTTAATTGTTCAATCTCATTTTTTAATTGTGTTATTTCCCTATCTTTTACATCATTATCTGCACCGCCTTTTTTAGTTTTAATTGCTTCAATTGCTTCAAGTACATTTTCAGCTTCAACACCAAGTTCTGTTGATACTTTTTTTAATTTTGTTTTGATTTCATCCCTTGAATTAATTGCATCAAGTTTTAATCTCTCTTGCTCAACTATTTTATTATCAAGTTCTGCAATTTTTAATTTAATTGCATCAACTAATTGTTGTGCTTGTGCTTTTTTTGCTTCATCCACTAAACCTAATAATTCTAATAACTCATTCATTTTTTAACTCCATAAATTTTATTTGATGTTTAATCTTTTTTTTATTTCACTATTTGTGTAAAACCTTTTGCCTTTTAAATCCACAAAGTTTACTAACTTTATATTTTTTTCTTTAAATAGTCTGTATTTTTCAATCCCCATTAACTCCTTTCCTCTTGTTTCATTTTCATTTAAAAAAGTTTCAAGATTTTTTTCTTTGTATGATTGTATTGATTTTCCCTTAAAAACTGCAACAAACATACTTCTACAGTTTGGATGTCGCGGTATTTGGTAAGGTAAATCAAACCGTGTTTTGTATTGGTCACCTTTCTCATAATATTTATTGTGCAAACTCAAACAAATAGCACTTGTTTTATTATCTAAAACTGCAATACTCATCCAACCTTTAATTTCTGTTTGTAGTTTCTTTTCATTTTGTGCATATCCAACCTCTCTTGCACTTTTTGCCTGTGTTCTGTAAAAAGTGTCCATTGAGTTTTTATATTTATTTAATTCATCATCAATTAATTGTCTTATTTGCTCATTTTCTTTTATTGCATCTTGTGCTTGCACCATAAACCGTGTTAATTGTTTTTTTGTTGTGTTTTTTCTTTGTGTAATTAATTGATTAAATGTGTAACCTGCAAGTAGTGTTGTTGCAAAATTGATGCTTTCTTTTTCACCTGTTATTATTTCAACCTGACTATCAACATACTCTTTTAAATCATCTTTTAAATTGATGTTTACATCTGAATTATCAATAATCTTTTTTGTTTGTAAAAATGTATCATTTCTTTTAATTGATGCAATAATTAATAAAAGCAAATCTTCAAAATCTTTATCACTATTATCATTTATTACTTGATTTTCTGCAAGTATTTCAAAATCTATTATATTATCAATTTCTGTAATATCTAACATCTTATCCTACTAAATCACTTTCAATTTTTTCATTTTCACTTTGTATATTAAAATCTTTTGGTAACTTTCCAGTTTTTAAAACTTCATAGAATGTATCTCTACTCATTTGCCCTGCTGTTAATGCTTTAAATGCAATATCTAAGCTTACATAAGTTGCATTAAAATCTTTTAACATTTCAAAATATGCATCATTTGGAATTTGTTTATTTTCCAGTTCTAGCATCCATCTTAAAAGCTTTTCAAATTTAATATCACATTCATTTGCAATATCACTTAAAAATGATGTGTTTTTTGCTTTCTTTTCCTCTGCATCAATAACTGTTTGGCTATTATCATTTAATAATAAATTGAATGTTAATTTATCAATTTGGCTTTCTGTGTCTTTTATTGTTTGAATTAATTTATCAACTGATAAACCTTTTATTTCCAAATACTCTGCACCATTTTCCTGTTTGCTTTTAAATAATAATCCCGAATTACCATCAAGTGTGATTTTATCTTCATTAAACTCACCCCAAAACAATGGAATAGGATTACCAACTTTTGCCATTACATTTGCAAGATTACTTTGCATATTCAAATGCACTCTGTTCATTATTGCAATATCAAGTAATTTTGGCACAACTTCAAATTGTGTTAATGCTTTTCCTGTGTTGATTGAAACAATTGGAATTTCTTTTAAACTATTTACCCACTCATCTTGTTTTTTTAATTCTTTATCTTCACCTGTGTACCAAATTTCACCACCACCAATTTTAAACACAATAAATCTTTCTTGTATATCTACACCAAATTTTCCATTTTGAACTTCAATTGTATCTTTAAACACAATTTGTTTTAATATATTATCTTCAATTATGTAGCTATATAAATTTTTATATTCATACCCTTTTAAAAATGACCTGTTCAAAACTTTGTTTGTTTCTACACACACAAAATATAAACCACTTACAATTGATTTTTTGATTGATGATTTTATAAATGCATTAATATCATTTGTGTTTAAATCAATATTGTTTAACTCTAATGTATCAAATCCATTTATTGTTGGTTTTTGTTTTGTTACAAGTCCTGCAATTCCATCAACTACAGGTGCGAACATATTTACAAAAAGTGTTGATGCTGTTCTAGTTTTATATCCTGCATCTTTTTCACCACTCCATTTTGGCAAATAGTTTTCATTTAACACATTAACTGCACCAATGTAAAAATCTTCACAAATTTTTGTTTGTGTTGTCATATCTTCTAATTTCTGAAATTTAACATTTGGTAAATCTACTGTACTCATTAATTACCTCTTTTTTTGTTTTATTACACTTTCTTAAATTATAGCATATCTTTTGTGTTATCTCATCATAGATGGTTTTTTGATGATTTCAACAATGTTTGGCTCATCATTATCAATAAATGTTGCATATCTTACTGCATCCAAACTATGGTCATTCTCTTTTAATGGCTCATCAAGTGGCTCATTGTTTCTATCTAACTTCCAAACATACAAATCTAATTCTTTTATAATATTAACACTACTTTTTGTTACAAATATATTAAATGATTTTACTTTATCAATTCCTGCTTTTACATCTTTTAATGCAGGTAATACATCAAATCCTGCCCTTTCAAAATCTGCAATTCTTGCAGGCTCTGCACTATCCAAAAATCCTTTTATATTTTGTAGGTGCGGATATTTTGTTTTTAATTTTTCCATAAGTTGTGTGTTTGTCAATTGTGTTTCATAAAGTATTTCGTGTAAGTATAAATTATCACCATCAATTTTGATTTCAACTGTAGCCGAGGGATTATTAAATCCAAAATCTTGCCCCCATCTGTGAATTTGTGTATCTTTTGGTAATTCATCAATAACTGTGTATTTGTCATAAATGATACCTTTAAGCACTCCCCATTTCCCTAGTGCATAAACTTGATAATATGTGTAATTTGTAGTTTTTAATTTTTCTAATATTTCAATATATTTTTCATCTGCAAATCTGTTATCTTTGTAAGTTGTGTGTAGGACTGTTGCATCTGCATCTTGTGTATCAAAAAATCTTGTTTTTAACCAATGTGTAGATGACACAGGATTGAAACTTAGTATTACTTGCTTATAGTTGGTTATGTGTTTACCTCTTAACCTTAAATCAAGTTGTGTAAAATCATCTAGTGTAAAATCACTAGCCTCTTCCAACCATAAGCCTGTAATATCTTTTATTGATTTTAATTTCTCTTTGTTGTCTAAACCTCTGAAAATGATTTTATTTCCATTTACACAACTTATTGTCATTTCACCTGTTGGTGCATCTGAATATTTAAATAAACTATCAACACCCATTGATTTAATAGCACCAATTATTTCTGCTCTTGCACTTTCTCTTATTGTTGCTTCAACTTTTCTTGCCACTAAAAACTTATGATTGCTTTCAGTAAGCATTCTATACACAATTTTTTGACCAACAAAAACAGATTTTCCACTTCCTGCACCACCATATAAAACAAGATACCTTGATGTGTTCATATAATAAGGCACATAAACAGTATTTGTTGCTTTTGGTAGATTTGTAAAGTCAATTGTTATTTGTTTTTTTCTAGTCATTAAAACCCTTTACACAGTTTTATTTTTTGTGTAGTTTTTTACACAGTTCTGTGTATATTTATTTTTTGTGTATTTTACACAGTTTTTGATGTTTGGTGTATTACACATAATTATTCAAATTCTTTTGGTGGCTTGATTGTAATTACTACATTATCACCCAAATCAATCTCTTTTTCAAATGCTTTAATGCTTGTGTGTTTACCTATTATCTCCAATGCTTTGCAGGCTTCACGCAAATTTGTTTTATACACTTCTTTTTTTTCTGCTACACCATTTTTAAACTGTGTTGAAATATGTGCTTTTTCACCTTTTGCAATTTTGTATATTTCAATAGCCTCTTTTAAAACCCACTCTGCATTAATTTCAAGTTTTTGCTCCCTAACCGCCTTTAATTCGTTTATTTTTTGCTGTATCTTAGGATTTTTCAGTAACTTGTGTGCCTCTACCCCTGCAACTTTCTCACTCTTTGCACTATAACCTGCTTTTGTGTAAGATTTTGTTGCATTAAATTCTATTATATACTCTTGACAAAATAATTCTTGTTTTGGTGTTAGTTTATTTGACATTGTTATCTACCCTCTTGTGCTTTATTTTCTTTATCTTCTTTTTTGATTGCTTGCTTTAGTAGCTTTTCATCTATGAATGGCATTATCTCTTGATAAATCTTTTGCAATGTGTAGCTTCTTACCTCATCACATCTAAAACCGTACATTTGCATCCATTCTGTTACTGCGTGGCTTATTTCGTGTACAATTAATCCTTTTAGTTCGTAGGCATTATCTCTTTTTCTTACACCTATTACTATTTTATAATCGTTTTCTTTGCTTAATACAGTTGTTATTCCATCAAGTTTGATTTGCTCATCTAATCCAAAATATTTTTTTATGTGTTTTGTGTATGCTTTTTCACCGTAGCAAAATGTTATTAATGTATCTGTTATATCTAATTTTATGCCTATTGTGTTTTTAATTTGTTTTTGCATCTTCTTGCCTTATATGTTTTTCTTTGCTTTTTTGTGCATAGTGTAGTCTTTTGTTTATCTCCCTTGCTTTATCTGTGCCATTGTGCCTGTTGCCCTTGTGTACCCATAAAGTTTTTAATATATTAAACTCAAACCCATCAAGTCCCAAATATTCACTTAAATCATCTAAATCTTTTACCCACTCTGGTATTTCATAAAATTTATTTTTACTTCCATCATTTTGCATTTTTATATCCTTATTAGTATTTATTTAATTATTGCATATATCTGATATATCTGCTTCACTCTCTTTTATTAACCGCATTACTTCTTTTGGTGTTATATTTTCATCATCATTAAAATGCTTGTGTGCTTTTTTAAGTGTTTGTATTGCTAATTCTTTTATTTCAATTGGTGCATCACTTGTTTTAAAACTATTTAATAAGTCATTGTATTCAAGTTTTGTTTCTATTGCCTCTATTCTTACTATTATTTTTTCATTTAACATTTTATTTCCCTTTTTTTAATATTATTTGTTTCGCCTGTAAGCCATTTTTTGTTTATAATCCTATCATCATAAACAAAACCATATTTTGTGCAATGTATTCTACTTTTTGCTTTTTTAACTATTAAAAATTTTTTATAATGTCTAACTTTCAATTTTCTCTATACCTTTTCCATAATAATAATTGACTAATATTTTACCCTGTCTTATCAATTGATTTCTTGAAAACATTTGTTGCTTATTTATGCTTTCTGCAAGGCTTGTTAATTTTTTGTGTTTTTCTCTATCAGGATTTTTTAATATCAAATGAATTATTAGTGCTAATACTGAAACGGGATTGTTTTCATCTTCAACTTTTTCTCTGAAAAAATCCCAACCATTATTTAAATATTTTTTTATTGGTAATTTTCCTCTTTGATATTTTGCAACAATAATATCTAAATGTTGCGAAACAAGTGCAAGTTCATCTTTTGGTGTATTTTCTGCTTTATAGCACAACATAAAATTTCTTGCCATTAAATAACCCTCAACTGCTTTTTTGTTCACAATTTCCACCTTATTTTAACTTAAATAAAAAAATATTTTTTTCTTATCAAAATTAAAAAACTAGCCTATTATTGAAATAAGCTAGTTATATATTAAAAACTTTTACCGTGTTTATTTTCTCTTTGTTTATTATGATTAAATTTCCACGCAATTTGCTGTTCAATATCAATATTTAATTCACCGCATAAATCACATAATCTAATTATTACATCTGCAATTTCATCTTCAAATGTATCTTTTTTCTCTAAACCATAATTTTGTTTTCTCATAGCCTCTAAGGCTTCACCGCATTCACTCATAACTAACGAAACCTTTTGTGCAATAAAAGCATCTTTTGTTGCATTATAATTTTCATTGATTTTATTCTCTTGCTCATCTGTATCACAATATTGTTTTTGTGCATCAATTGCATTTAATGCATCATCCATACTTTGCCAAAATCCTTTTGCTCTTACTTCTTTATTATTCATTGAACAAAATGCATTTAATTTTCCACCAAACATTTTCATTTTCCTTTTCTTTTAATTCATCAACTCTTTTTGACAAATATATAATTATTTGCACCAAATCTGATTTGCTTTTATTTTTTAATCTTTTTTTGATTTCTGCTTCACTAAAAACCTTTTCATTTTTAGTTTGATTTATTTTTTCCTGTTCCATTTTTTAAACCTTGCTCTAATATTTCACTTGCTGATAATGTCAATTCAAATTGAATTGTTATTGCTTCACCATTTCTTTTTGTAATGCAATAATTATCATTCATCCAACATATTGCATTATTCCAACCCTCTTTGTATTCATTACTTCCACTATCATTTGCATTTAGCATTAATTTTCTAATATCCATATACTAAAACCTAAGGCTAAAATGGAATTTCATCATCATTAAAATCATCCGCAATTGTTTGTTGCACTTGTTCTATTTTTTGATGCATTGTTTGATTTTGGTTTTGATGTTCATAAATTACTTTTGGCTCACCTGCAACATAAGTGTTTGTTAAATTTGATTGCTCATATTTTTTAATTTCATATATTACACCACCGTTTTGTGTTGTTCTGCTTTTTATAGTTGCTTTTACATATCTATCAATAAACATATTTGTATCAATAATATTTGGCAACTTTAAAGCCTTTGTAAACACTTTTAATTTCCATAATGAATTTTGTGTTAATACAAATTCATCCATTGCAAATTGACCGCCTCTATCTTGAAAATGAACTTTTATTTGGTCATTTCCATTTGATGTTTTTCCTTGTGTTACTTTTACAACTTTTAGTGTAAATTCACCCTCTCTTTTGATGTATGTTCTTTCCTCATTTTCTGCATCAACATTTGTTAAATCTATTCTCATTTTATATTTCCTCTTTTGCTTTACTTTCAAATACAGTTCCCATAAAAACTGCAATAAATTGCGTATAAACAACACCGTTATCATCACTTTTTTGTGCAACAATTTTTACTGTTGCTGTTTCAATAAAATCGTTTTTACCTCTTTTTTGCGGTTCATAGTAAATATCAAATAATGAACAATCATTATAAGCAATTACAGGATTTAAATGTACATCTGCAATAAAACAGTTTTTTTGTGTTAATTCCCATTGTAAATTATTTATATTTTCTAAAGTAAAATGATATGGTAGTTGTTTATTTATTATTGTATTAATATCAGGATAACAATCTGCTTTTGCACCTATTTTATTTTTTCCGTTTTCATCTTCAACATAATATGATGTATCAATATTGAATTTTACATTATCTGTATAAAAATATCCATTTTCAAAAAAACAATCTTTCATCTTTTCCAAGGATTGTTCCTAATCCGTGTAAAAGTTTTTTATGCATAAGTGCATTTCCTCTAACCTCTTGATGATTAAATTGTATTGCTTTTCTTGTATCTGTTGCAAATATTGCACCGTTTCTTACCAAAGCAAAATTTAACTCTTGCTTTGGATTTTTATTGTCAATAAATGATGTTATTAGTTTTATATCTTGTTTTTTCATTTTATACCTCTTAAAATTCGCTTTCGCTCATTTGTACAGGCTTCAAGTGGTCACAGGCGAAACGGCAACCAACGTCCCAATCCGTATCCCAAACATAAGAGTCCCAAACCGAAGCACGCGACCCCGCAGACACCCCAACGCCACGGCTACCGCCCAACCGCACCGCTCTATCATCATAATCTTTATATTTGTCTGAACTCCAAACCCATTGCACACCTGTTGCCTGTTCAATTCCAAATTTTGATGTTAAAAAATCAATGTGTTGTATTTTTCCATTGTCTAAATTTTCCGCACTTATATTTTCTTTTACACCATCCATTGCAATTTGAAATTCATCTTTTGTAAGCATTCTTTTTCCAAATCTTTTTCCTACTGCTTCAAAATCTTCATACTTAAAGCTTTCCATTCCATTTGGTAATTTTCTGCCCTCATCTGCATCACCTGCTAAAATTGCACCAAATGCTGTTGATGTTCCTTTTGTATCATAATCTGAATTACATAAATAAATATCAACCCAAATATTTGCTTTTTTAATATATACCATTCCTTTTGGGTCACAAATTGGTCTGTGCTTTTCATCCCATATTGAATATGCATTAATTCCTGCAATATTTGATGCGTGCTTTTCATCAATATTGTTTTGTGCAACAAAGTTTTCACTAATTAAACCATAATGAAAACCACCAACTTTTTTTGCATTTTTAACATTTTGATTATCACTAATTACATAAGTTCCGTTTTGCTCATATACGCAATAATCTGTTCCTGCAACTTTGTTTATTGATTTATCATCTAGTGATAATCTTACACCGTTTATTTCAATTGTTACTGCATCAATTTTTTTAATTAATGTTCTTGATTTTTTAACTTTTTTACTTTTAGCTTTTTTTACTTCTTGTGTTGCAAATAGGAATTTTGTTATATATGCAACATCATCCCTATCACCTTTAAATTTTACATCTACATTGTTTATTTTTGCTGTCAATTTCATTTATGTATCCTCTTTTTATTTTTGAACTCTAATTGATGCAGGCTTTGTTGTTTCTGTTTCAACTGTATCAATTCTTGTTTTAACACCTGATTGCTCTAACATTTCAATTAAATCATCTTTTGATAATGTATCAATATCTACATATTTTCTTTTAACCATAATTTGTTTTTTACTAATTACTCCTTTTGTAGTTTTTGCATCTTGCAATGTAATACTTTTAATTTGTTTACCATCAAATCTTGATATATTTTGACACAACATAAACTGTGTTAAAAAATCTCTTAATCTTTCATCTGCATCTTTTAATGGTCTTGCTAAACTATCAACAACCCTTTTTATATCTTTTCCAGTTTCAAGTTTTTGTGCAATTTGCTTTTCAACTTCACCAAATAAATCAGCAACATTATCACTTGTTTTAATTATTGTTTCAAAATCTTCATATTTCGTTACATTTACTAATTTTCCAATTTTTGATTGTGTTGGAATTTCCATTAATTTTGTTGGATTAAATTCTGTTTCTTTTGCCATTTTTATTTTACCTTTCTTATAATGATTTCATATTTTTCTGCTTCATTAAGCATACCATCTAAACCGTTTAAAACTCCCATTTTGTCACCTGTGATTTTTGTTTCTTTTTCATTCTCACTTTTAACATAATCTTTTATCTTTTCAAAAATTGCTAATTTATCCAATTTACAATCTTTTTTTCTACTAGCATAAACACTTTCTCTATGCTTTCCAGTTATCTTTGCAACTTCATCTGCATCAAGAATGAAATTATCACCATCTTTTACAAGTAAAAGTCTTTTTATTTCAGTCATTTTTTTACTCCCGTTTTATATTTCAATAATTGTATCAAATTATTTTAAATTAATCAAGTGTTTTTTTTGATTTATTTATATTTTTATATTCTTTTATAAAATTTTCTGCACAATCTTCAAAAAACTCTATAATATCATCAATCATTAATTTGTGTTTTTTAATAAAATCTTCTTTTGTGTTACTGTGATAACATAAGTCACCCCAACTATGAACATAACCCATCAATGGCACGGCTTTATAATCGTTTCTACCTTTATTCCTGCTGTAAATATGATGTATGTGTATATTGTTTGCTCCTGTTCCTCTCTCTGCTCTTTTTCCAGTTATTACACAACTTTGTGTTGATAACCATTTCAAATAATCTTCATCAATTACATCTGTTTTTTTTACTTTTGTTTTTTGTGTTCCTTTATTGTTCCAAGGATAATTTTTTTTTCCAAATGTGCTTTCTTTTTTTGGCTTCATTCTATTTGTTTTTAATTGTTCCTCTTTTGTGTACATTAAAATAAAACTCCCTTTTTAAATATTTCTAATTGCTCTTTTGTGTATAGTTCATTTAGTGTAAAACCATTAAAACATTTTATGCAAATTGTCTTATGTTGTGTTGTATTCCAACTTCTACTATTTAACGAACTATCACACTTTATAAACTTATCAACAACTAAATGTTCAACTGTATCAATTATTACACTTCCATATTTACAAACTCTTGTTTTATTGTTTGTGTATTCCATATCAACTAATATTGAGTTATGATTGTGTTTCATCTTCTATAACTGTTCCAATTGGTATTAAATCCATTTCATTAAATCCCTCTTGCTGTTCTGAACTTCCAATAAGTTCACCATCTGTGTATATATCTGCATTAAATCCCAACCTAGATAAAGATTTTGTTATTGTGTCTGTTTCTAGTGCTTTTCTATATGTGTAATTTACTTTCATTTTTTTATCATCTGCAAGTGAAACAATTGGTGTGCTGTTTGATATTTCAAACTCTACTTGTATATTATTTTCTGTGTAAAAAAATGTTGCATCAATAATTCCTAAAATTAAATTATTGAATATTTTTTGCTCACTATGTTTTATATTTTTTAATCCCCACTCTTTTCCATACAAACCAAATATTTCAGTTGCTTTTTTTATTCTATTTATTGGTGCAACTGTGTTTAATTTTTTTCCATCACCCGCATCAATTATTTCAATAATTTCTTTTGGTGTTTTTTCTACTTTTTCCCAAAGTGTTAAATTTTTATTATTTTCCATTTTTTACTTCTTTTGATAATTTTGATAAAATTTTTACTACTTTATAATCATTGTTATAAATCTTTTCAATTAATTCTTTGTTTATATTGTAAATATAATCTGTTTTATCTATTGTTTCTAAATATCCAATAACTATATTTTCTTGTTTAACTTCTAGCTTTTTCCATTTTATCCATTCTTGCAACTCATCATCTTCTTTTAAATCATCATCATTTTCTGCTAGCTGTATTAAATCTTCAATATAATCTTCAATATCAACTTCTATTTCAATATCTTCATCTTTTATGTAGCAATACATAAAAATATTGTGTTTTCCTTTTGTTTCACCGCTTATAAATAAATCATAAAGCTTTTCACAAATCTCATCTTTATCTGTGCTTTCTATTTCATAATCAATTACCTGCATTCCTCTGTTATTGTCTGCATCTGCTCCATAAGTATTTTTAAAACATTTCATATTATATTTCCTTTTTTGCTATTGGATAAACATAATCGTTGTCTTTTTTATCAACATAAACAACACCATAAACCTGTCCGCCCTCTTTTTCTATTTTCTCAATTATTGATTTTATTCTTAAATTGTTTTATTTAAAGTTTTCATAAAATCAATTGCACTTTTTTTTGTTGAACTTTTCAATAATACAACATCATTAAAAGTAACTTCATAATTACTTGCCATTTATAAAACCTCTCTTGCTTCACCAATTACACCAAATGGTGTTTCATATATGCTTATTATTTTTGCATTACAATCATCATCATCATTTAAAATACTTTTTATTTGCTCTGATATTAATTTTGCTTTTTCATCATTATCTGCATAAACAAATAAATCTAAAGTTAAAGTGTATCTTTTTTGATTTTCCATATTTTGCCCTTATAATACATATTCATATCGTGGATATATCTTTGCATACTTTTCCATTTCTTTTGCACTATAGACTGCCAAAATTCCAACATAATTTCCTTTTTCATTCCAACATTTTATGTAAATATATTCTTTTTGCATCTTTTTTTCCTTTAAGTTGTTATATGAAAGAATAATACAATGTTTTTTTTGTTTTGTCAAGTGTTTTTTTTGATTTTGTTTGTTTTTTGTAGATTTTTTATAATTTCTGCACCAAGTGGTGCAGGTTTTATTGCTCAAATAGATTTGGTGTACTGTTATCTTGCAAGTATTGTGGCTCTCTGTTCCAATATGCTATTGCATCATTTTGTGTTTTTGCTTCACTTCCTCTTGCTAGACAATTATTGCATCTTATATACCAATTGTTAATAAATCCCGTTTTATATCTATTTATTTTTGCAATTGGTGCAATATTTTCACTTTTGCAAAATAAACAACTATCAATCTTTAATATTGTTTTTGTGCTTATCTCACTTTTTGTTAGTCTTAATACTTCATTTAACATTTTTCTTTTTCCTTTTCTCAATATCATATAATCTTTTTTTAACTCTTTGATGTATCAATGTGCAATGTTTGCTTGCACAAGTTACTTGATAATCCCTTGCTGTTTCAAACTCTACATTGCAAATAATACAAATCTTTTTTGTTTTTTCTTTTCTATTTTTCTGTTTTTTTATGCTTGATATTTTTTCTTTATTCTTTACATAATAGTTTTTATTTTGTCTTTTCCTGCAATATTTACATATTTTTCTTCCTTTTACTTCCATTGATTTTGATAAAACTATTCCGCAATGACTGCAACATCTTGTTTCTTTGCACATTTTACAACCTTATATTCATAATCTTTGCCTTTTCCAAACGGTGTTTCTACTTCAACATAACCTGTTTCAAATTCCCAACCATCATTTTTTAACATAGCAATTAATGCACCTAATCTTGATATATAATTTATTAAGCATTCATTTCTTGTAACTCTGCCATTCTCAATCAATCTTTGCTCAACCCATTGTTTTTGTGTCATATTTAACATTTTGTTACCTCTCTTTTATTTGCTAAAAATTTAATCATTTTTGGCGATATATAATTTTCATCATCTTCAATTTTTTTATGTTCTATTTGCTCATCTTCATAGTATGCTATTTTTTTAACATCACCAATTCTATGTTGATTTTTAAATAAAAATTCATAGACTGCCTGTTTCTCTGCACTATTCAATTTATAAAAATTTCCATTTGGTGCATAAAAAGTATTTAACAAATTACATTCCCTATCAAGTGCAATAATTACAAAATCTTTGTATTTATCTAAACCATAGCCCAAATCTTTGCCTTTGTAATATGTTTCAATATAATTTTGCATATCTTCAATATTATTAAAAACAATCTCACCATTTTTTAATCTATGCTCTATTTTTATTTTTTGATATTCAAATAAAGCCTCTTTTGTTATCAATTCCTTGCTTTTGAATTGGTCAATAAATCTCATTCTGAATACTAAAAAATCTTTTAACTTTTCATTTGGTACATCTGCAATAAGTTCACTTATTAATGATGCTTGAACTTCATTTAATTCTAAACCTTGCATTAAAAATTGTATTCTATTCATTTTAACAATCCTTGATTATTTTGTTGTGTAAATCCAAACTGTGCTAAGTCTGCACCTGTTGCCTGTTGTGGCATTTTCTTTTTTATCCAGTCTAAATTTACCGTTTGCCATTCACAACCCATCATTATTTCAATTGATTTTTTAATATCATACCCTGCATTTTTTATTTTTATTAATTCTTGAATAAAAATTTTTAACGGTCTTTCAGTTTTTAATGGTTTTTTTATTTCTATTCTATATCTTACAAAGCTTGCAACATCTTCAATTGCAATACCAGTTCCAAAACATATTTTTGCAATTTCATTCATTTTTTCAACACCAAATTTTTTATTTAAAAATTTTACATCTTCATCAACTTGCTTAATTTCTAGTTTATCTTTTGCTAGTCTTTCAATTGATGCATCACGCATAAACTCTATTAAATCATCACTTACTGTTAATACTACTTTTAAATGCTCGCACGCATTGTTTATTTCATTTTCTGTAAACATTTTTTAAAATCCTTTCAAGTTCTTTTTCAAATTTTAATCTTTCTTCAATATTTGCTCTAAGTTCAAATATTTCATTTTCTAATATCTTAGTTCTTTCTTTGTCTTCAATCCAACATCTTCTTGCTTCTTTTAGTGCCTTTATTTTAAGTTTTGTAAAATCTTTTTTATTTTCTAGTATTTTTTTTATTTTAATACAATTAAACATCTTTATACTCCTAAATCACCAAATTGCATTTGTCTATACACAGGTATTTCTAATGTTGCAATTGGCTCAAATTTTAAATTTTGATAATCAAACTTTGCCTCTAAAAATATATTGTTTTCTACACAATATTTATATTTTCTAAATCCTGCTTTTACAACTTTTTTTGCTTCATCTTTTGTTGATGCTCCCCATTCAAAAAATCCTGCACCGCTAAAATCTTTTTTTCCTGCACAATTAAAATAAAATGCTTTTGCATTTATTCCATTTTGTCTTAAAACTTCCAAATAAAATTGCTCCTGCATATCCCAATAAAATGCACCGCCTTGCCTTACAAACATTGCAGGTGTTGCAACTTCTAATGTTTTTAAATCAATAACAAACCAAACATCATTTTTTGCACCTAGATTTATTAAAATATCAGGTCTTATCTGAACATTAACACCATCTATTACACCATAAAATGTTTTTTCAACATAACACTTGTCTAATTCTAATAATTGCTTTAATTGTGCTTTTAAAAGTGTTTTTCCACCGTGTACAATTTCAAACCAACTATTAAGTGCTTTATCTGCTGTTGCTCTTGCCAAATCATATTGTGCTTTTGTGCAAATTGTTTTTTTTGATTTACCTTTGATTGCATCAATTTTTGCTTTCAACTGTTCAACTGTATCTGCAACAATTATTTCACCTTTTCCGTTTTCTCTCAATTCTACTTCACCACCTAATTTTTCTAATGCTTCAATCAAATCATCTTTTACAGGTCTTAATGGTAAATCTACAATTAAGTATTCTTTTTCAAATTTGTGTGGCTCTAAAACTAAAGTATGATGTAATTTTCCAACAATCAATGCATCTGTATCTTTTTGCTCTAAATCTTTTTTAATATATTTACTTTCAAACTCTTTTGCATTATCAATTAAAACTTTTAATTTTGATACACTCATATTGCTACTATTATGATAATCTTCATTTGATATTTCTAAACCTATATCAATTTTATTTGGTGTACTAATTTCAATTATTTGTTCTTTTTTATCTTCTTTTGGTGTACTAATTTTATTTTCTTGTGTATCTTTTTCAACATTTTGTGTTTCTTTTTTTTCTACACAATCATTTACACAGTTTTCATTTTGTGTAACTTTTTGTGTTGGTTTTTTGTGTACTTTTTTTAAAGTTGATTTTGGTGTACTTTTTTTATTTTGTGTTGGTTTTTTTACTTCTTTTGTTGTTGATACACCGTTTTTAAAATCAATCAAACTTTGCTCAATCTTTTTTGATATTTGCTCATCTTGCTTATATCTGTCAATTGTTCTTTCGTGATAACCAAGGGCAACAACTAAATCTTTGAATTTATCAAAGCCTAGTTGTTTTGATGTTTCTATAAATTCCGATTTAGTCATATTGCAACCTTTTCAACATT